GTAGAAGTTACAATTTGAGCTCTTTTAATTCTAGCTTCTTTCATTTGAGCAATTCTAGCTTTTTGAGCATTGACATCATTAAGTCTACTTTCTAAAGCAGCTCTTCTATCTTCAGCAACAGCAGCTTGTCCTGATGCTTTTTTTTGTCCAAAAAATCCAGCAACAGACGAAACAGCACCAGCAACACTTGCAACAGTAGTAAGTATTGCTATAGTTCCTGGATCATATCCTATTTTTCTTGTATTTTTATGTTTCATATTAAAACTCCAATTTTAAAATTAATCTAGTTTCCCCTTCAGTACAAATAGCTATACGATGTGTATCTTGAAATCCAAATAATTTATTAAATTTTGCTTCTTTTTCTCCACGGCATAATCCATAAACTTCTGTAATACCTCGTTCTTTTAGTTGTTTTAAAATAATTTTAAAAATAACTAAACAATACTTAATTATATTATATTTTTCAATATCTGTTGACCAAAGATTAGGATTAAAGTTAACATGTAATACCCAACCTTGCAAATAAGGTTCATAACTTAATCCTAAGTATCCTCTATTTTGTTCTTCATAGAGTATTTCCATTATGGTTTGCTTATTGCTGTAGCTGTAACTCCCCAACCAAGAATTCTCATATCTTTACCAGCAGAAGATTGTATTTTTAAACTAAGAGTTTTTCCAGAACCCCTTAATTTATTTTTAGTTACAATAACACTATCACCATAGTCAAAAGGATCGTTTACTCCTGTAGGAATATAATTTCTTAATAGTCTATAGGCTTGAAATTGATCTCCCCACTTACCACTATTAGCTGAATCAGCCCAATTCCATTGTGCTTGTACTAAACAAGAGGATTGATTACTTAATATTAAGTCATTTCCATTTAATTCATATCCATCTTCAGTTCTATTAAAGTAAAAAAAGATATAAGGTACTTGTTTTTTTCTCATAGTATCTTGAAATAATTCATATCCTGTTACAAGATAACTAGAATAATCAGCTCCCGTTCCAGAACCAGCAGTTTTAAAATCAGTATAACTTGAACTATTAAGTTTAGATATAGTAAATGATGTTCCAGTAATAGTTAAATAACTAAATTGTGAACTTTCACTTGATACAATATCTTCTGTAATAATTACAGTATCAGAACTACTAGTTATTACTTCATCTGACCCTGCCATAACAATTGAATCAGCTGATGCTAAAGAATATCCAGGAATTTCTACATAATCTGCAAGATAAGGAGAATTACTAGCTAAACTTGAAAATGAATTTGTATAGAAAGCTTGTAATGTTAAATCTAAAATTAATTCTTTATTGTAAGAATTTAAATAATTTGCACTAGTATATGTGTCAGAATCATTATATAACCAACGAACTCTATTTTCTTTTTCATCATAGAAGCCTTTACAATTATTTTTACCTAATGTAGGTATATCTAAAAATAAAGTTTGAATTGTAGTTAATGAAATTGATTGTGCTTTAAATCTACCTGAAACTTGTTCAGGGTTTATTAAATAAATACCAGCTTTAGACCAGTATAAAAAATTTCCACTTACGTTTACAATTGATTTTGCACTTTTAATTCCATTAGGAGAAACTTTACTAGATTGAAAAGACGTAGCAATAAAGCCACCAGTATCACCATAAATTTCCCAAACACCATTATCTGCAAATACTAATATAGAAGCCTGACTTGCAATAATTTTAAGTATTTGTGTTGCTTCAGGTATTTGAATAGAACCACCATCACTAGTAACTAAATCATTAAGATCAGGATCTGTTGGATCTGCTTCTTGATAACAAAATCCTAATTTATCATCTCCAGTAATTACTGATGTAAAAAATACATAACCAGAATAATTAGGAGACCTTATATCAGAAGAAGTTATATTAGAATTAATTCCTGAATAGAATAGTCTTCCTGCATAAGAACAAACAGTTGTTATATTACCAGCTTCTTGATCTGTTACTAAACTACTTATTCCTGATTTTGATATTCTTGATGATCCTCTATTAAAAGCATCAATAATATAGCTACCTTTAGCAGCTTGAAAATTAGAAGTAGAATTATTTTTTAAAGTTGTAGGATCAAATTTTTCAAAATTAGCATCAGAAGGATTACTAATTTTACCTAAAGTCCAAGGGTCAGCATTACTAGGATAAACTCCAAGAACAGTAAATGTCCTATCTATAGCATCTGCACCAGTACTTGTTTGAACTCCTGTTGCCCAACCTTGATTTCTTAAATTATATTTATGAGAATTTGAAAGCGTTGCCGGTCTAGTATTTACATCAAGAGTATCATTAACTCCCCAAATATCTCTAACTAAAATACTAATAGTTGATTGAGTAACAGTATCAGTACTAGTATTATAAGTTAGTAATACAGGTTTACTTAAATCTGCAGATACAATTATTAACTTATTATTAATTGTAGTTGTTTCAATTTCTGAAGAACTTAAACCAGAAATAGTTATAGAAGAAGCACTATTTAATAAATTACTACTAGGAGCATTTGTTAATAAATCTACAAACCAAAGCTTATCATTTATTCTTATAACGCCAATAGCTTTAGTTGTATCTCCACCAGGAGTTTCCCATTTATGAAAGGATTGCTTACCTGTTGCTAATTGTGCTGATGTATACCCTGTACTTGTTAAACTATAGCCACCTTCATAATCTACTCCTAGACGTCTAGATCTAGAACCATCTCTTTCAAGAACAAAGTTTTCCTCATCAATAGAAGCATTTTCAGGAAAAGTTAAAGGACTTGCTTCGGTAATAAGTCCCTTTACAAAGGTTCTATAAAGTTTTTCTGTTCCTGCAGCCATTAATCTTCCTTAGAAGTAGAGACTTTTTTCTTTGATTCTTGTTTATCTAAATATTGATTTACAGCTGTTTGAGCATAAGTTTCATTAGTAAAAATTCCACTAAGTTCTAAAGGTAGTTCTCCACCAGTTGTAAATTGAATCTTATACTGAGCAGTACTCTTATCTCTTAGTATTTGGATTTCTTTACCATTGGGTGTTATAGAATTAATAGCCATTTTTTTTAGTTTTTTTCATAGGTTTTACTGGGGTTTTCTTTTTCATTGGCATTTTCATTTTAGATTCCTTTTTTTTAGTTGATTTGCTATACTTCTGTGAATTAATAAATGCTGGAGTATTACTAGTTAACATTGTCATTAGTAGCGTCCTGATGAATTTGGTTTACGACCATAATTAGGATAAGTAATACCATTTCTAATACGCCAAGCTTCTTGACTCATTCTACGTTTTTGAGATACAGATACTTGTTCTGCTTTAGGATTAGGCATTTGTTTAAGGGTTACAAAACAAGTTGACTTAGCTTCAGCAAGAAGATAAGTAAACATTTGATCTGGAAGATCTGGAGTAAAAGAGTCTGTTAATGTAAAGGCTACTGATTTTTTACCATGACATTGGGTATTGTTTGCAGTTAAATTAACTTCTTTAACAGAGTCATAAGAATCAAATACTAAGTTTTCATCATCAAATGAAGTAAAGCAAGAGGGTCCTCTATCATTATAAACATTTATTTTAATACCAGTTGAATCACTTACCACTGTAATAAGAGCATCACCACTATCTCTATTATCAGTAATATGTAAGAATTCTTCAGGAGTTTTATATTCTATAACTTGATATAAATTTTTAGTTGCTCCTAACTCTTTATTGTCATACTTGATCCATTTTAAATCTATAATGGAATCAGGTAAAGACATATGAGTAGGTCTTGCTACAGTACTAGTAGGTGTTAATTGAAATAACTCATAAAGAAAAGGAAAGTCTTTTCCATCTATAATATTATAATAAGTAGACTTAACAATTTGAGCTACTTGAAGAGACTCAACACTATCATTAATAGAACTAACTTCATCTGAATCCATATCAGATAAGATATCTTGAACTATTTGAATTAAAGTCATACTAGCCATAATATTACTCCGTTAACCTTATTGCTATCATATTTGCTTCATCTACAGTAATAGCAGTAGCTGACGAAGTAGCATCTCCAGCAATATGAATAGAAAGAACTTGTGAAGCAGTAACTGTTAATAGAGCAGAGCCAGATACAAATAGAGTTTCAGCACCAGGATCTGTTTTATGTACATGTACTTTACGACCTGTTGGAGTACCATCTAATGCTAATTTAAAATTATAAGCAGTACCTGCTGCAAGAGCAGCTGTTGAAAAATTAGCCCAAAAATCTACACGATATGTTCCTGCGTTAGCTAATGTCATTGTTCCATCAGCAGCAGTAGTAGTTACATTTTTTACTAACCCTTGAGTCCATGCTGTTCCAGGATCAAGTCTTGAATATGCGGAAGCGGCAGCTAATGTAAATGAAGTAGCTCCACTTGTAATATATAATTCACCATAAATCTTACCCATTGGGTATTGCCAAGTACCAGAGCCTGCTCCGTCTGCCTGATAAACTTTATTTACTAAAGCAGTAGCAGCTCCTTGAGGTTCTATAATTATCCAATTACCAGATCCAGCACCATCAGATACATAAACTTTATTGACAGTAGCTGAGGCTACGCCTTTAGGTTCATGAAGATTAGCACCTGTAAGTACACTATGTTGTATTGTCATTTAAATTCCTTAAGTAAAAAGAAGGGCCTTCAGGATGAAGACCCATCAATTTATATTACATCTTTCTAGTTCTCGTCAAGTACGTATTCAACAACAAGACGTCCTTTACCAGCTGTTAGATCAGCAACAGTTGGAGTAACAACTACTTCACCAGCAGTAGCTCCAATTGTAAATCCTACTAATGCACCAGCACCTGTATAAACAGCCCCTGCTACAGCAATAGCAGTTTGTGTTAATGAAGCAGCTGTATGCAAACCATCAGCATCAATAGCAACGTTAGCTGAAGTGTAGAAGCCAATATCTAAATCTGTAGTTGTAGAGGTTGATGTAAAAGCTACATCAACATAAAACTTAGATGAGACAATGGTTGCATTTGCAGGAATAACTTGTTGAAGGTTACTTGCAGTTGCAGATGGAAGATCATTATAACTAAAATCCCAAATAGCAGATTTAATTATACCGTTTTTGGTGCTTTGTTGGCCACCAAATTTACCATTTGTTGTTCTAACTCCGTAAGAGTTTAAAACAGCACGTTTTGAATCAAGTTCGAAACCCATGTTATTCTCCTAGTAAGTTAAAGTTGTTGTTAAAATAGTACCTAATGTATCTACACGTTGAGCACCTAAGCCAAAACGTGAAGTTACTTGATACTTGTCTGCTCTTTCTTCATTGTCTCTCCAACCTTCAGTCTTAGGAGCACGTCTCCAAGCATGCATGATTGGTTTAGTACTATCGTCAGAAACACACATAAAGAGATTGGCAACATCACCAATAGCAGCAGTTGTGTTTGCTAGATTGTAAGAAGAAGCATTAAGTGCCTCTGTAGCAGTCTTTACAGGTAAGAAGTTTGAAGTCCAAATATCAAAACCAAAAATGTTGCGAACAAATTTGTGATCTTTAGCAAAACCTTCTGTAATAATACCTTCAAACATTGGATTGTTAGAAACATTCACAAGATTTGTAAGACTGTTTAAAGTTGCTTCAACAATTGGATCAACAATTGCCATGCGACCTGCAGCAGGAACATTTGCTTTATCAAACGCAAGCTTCATACCAATTAGATCTGACATACTTATAACCCTAGTAGTAACACCAGCACCACCACCAATCCAACGGTGAGGACGACCATTTACTAAGTTTACGTTAGCATTAGTTTGAGCAGCATTAGCTACCGCTAAGAAACGTGTTTCATGGTTTTCACCAAGAGCACGTGTTGATTCCATTGCACGCATAGACATTAAAGAATCTATTTGAGCACCATCTTCACGAAGATCATCAGACACTTTCCAAGCATCACCAATGTAATCAGTGATAGTAAGTGTAATATTTCCTGTGTCGATAGGATTAAAGTTTAGTGGTGTATCTTCTGCAGCATCTTGAATTGTTACCGTACCAACAGTTTTAATATTTAAAGTTGTACCAGAACCGAAGTCTGAAACATCTCTATATAAACCTTCTGGCAATAGGTAATCGTGTAAATTATCAAGAATGAACTGAGAATACTGCGTAGCCTCCACAAAGGCTGTTGTATTACTCGTTAACATTGACATATTATTTCCTTATTGTGATAAATTTAATTTAGCCTTTTCTCCTGCAATTTTCCAAGCATTAACTAAATCTTTTGTCGTAGCTCCTTGTTTGACTCTAGCAGATAACTGACTAGGATCTCCCTTTTGATTCAGAGCTTGCGTATTAACTGTACTAGATTGTTGACCTAAAATTTCTGAAGGTCTATTATCTAATCCAGCAAGTTTTAGTACAAGGCTTGGCGTATTAGAAGCTAAGCTATTTAATTGTTGTGTAGTTAATCCAGACTCACGAGCTACAGTATTATAGGCATTCTCTGCATTATTTCCATACTTCTCAGTAAACTTTGCAGCCACTGAATTAGCATTTTGTTTAGCAGATTTTTGCTGTTCTTTGTATTCGATTGTTTGGTCAACCAATTTCATTAATTTATCTTGATCAAATTCACCAGTAGAGAGGTTTTCTCTAGGTTGAATGCCAGACTTAATTTCATCTAAAAGTTCTTCTGTTGTTCTACGTTTAGTTAGTTCTTCTTTTAAAGTTGCAAGTTCAGACTCAAGAGTTTGAATATGCTTCTGAGCATGAGGAACAGATTTTAACGCATCTTCTACAGATGTATACTTTTTACCACTTCCTACTAATTCTGAGGCTTCTGTCGGAATCTCAAATTGAGGAACTTGGCTATCTTTTGTTTGAACTTCGTTGGTACTAGGCTCAATGTTTATATTTTCTTCAGACACTTTTTTCTCCTTGGTCAGGTACTAATGTTTGAAGTTTAGAAAGAGCTTTTTGAATACCTAATTGAAATGCTTGAAACTCACTCCAAGCAGGCAGAGTAAAATTTTCTTCATCTATACATTTACGTTTAGACAAATCAATTTGATCTGTTAGATATTCTTGTATCTCTTTAAAAACTTCTGTTTTTGATAAGCTTTTAGCTTTTTCAGATTTTAAATCCATCTTACAATTATAACATACTTTAACTTAAAAGTCAAGCAGTATTATTTTCATCCATCATTTCAGGAGGAATTTGACTTGTAGTTTGATCAAGCATATTTTCTTCTAAAGGAACTGCCTCTTGAGATTGCATTGTTTGTTTTACTTGTTCAATGATTTGTTGTGTTTCTGCTTGTTCAAATACAGCAACATTATCTTTAATAAACTGATATTGTTCAAAACCCATATATTCTTCAACCATTTTAGCAAGACGTTTAGCAGAAATATGAGGGCCAATAAGTTGTCCTAAAGGACTATTAAATACTCCTAACATATTTTGTACAAGTTGTGCTCTTGTTGCAAAATGTCTAGCTCCTATAGGACGTAATTTACCTTTAGCAGTAATATCCTCTTTAGTAATTGACATAAAATCTACAACTCCTAAATCATTATCCATAACTTTAGCTAATTCAGCAATATCCATATTTCTTTTAGACATCTCTAGCATAGTGTTAAGAATAGGTTCAAGAAATTGAATTTCAAATTTATTAACTTTATGTTGAAATATTCGTCCAGCAGAATTTTGTAATTGCTGAACTTCAAAAGCAGTTTTTTCTCCAGGAGTTCTAAAACCCATAGCTTCTTTAGGAGCCCCTGCCATTTCTTCCATAATATTAAGTAAAGCCCCTATTTCATTATTAACTTGAAAAGCAGCTGAGTTAGGAGGTAACATACTTATATCACCATCTTCTGGTATATGAATAGTAGCTTCAGGACCCCAAATAAAGGGTTCAATATCTCCCTTAATAACCATTGGTGGATGAATAGTTAAATCAAGAGCATCAGCTTTTAGATTTTCAAGATGATCTACACGATATTGCATACCAACTAGGTTATCTAATGGACCCATACCATAAAGGTTATCAGGTCTTTCTCTCCAACCTACATGATGTTTATTATCACAACCTAACCAAGATGGATTTTCTATATTACGAATAATATAACTTCTATCAATGATTGTAATAATTCTACGTTCTAGTAAAGTATCATTTACTTCATCATAAATATCACCTTCAAACTCTAATATTTCTACTAACCCTGATTGATAGTATTCTTGTAAAGATCCAAAACCATCAACAAGAAAACCTTCAGCTTTATTAATATCTTCCATTTTAAAAGCACTTATACTATGACGAACTGCAATAGCTTTTTCAAAAGCTACTTTATCATAATTTAAATCAGTACGATAAAGAATATCTTTTTTTAATTCTCCAACAGATTTTACATATCTAGTAAATTTAGGAGATTCTTTAAAAGTAGTTGCTACAGGATTAAATACAATATCAAATGGAGAAATTCTAACTAGTTTAGGACCACGATATGTAGTAATTTGTTCTTCTGTATATGGATCTTTATGTCCTTCATTAACATAAATAACATTTGCAAATACATTACCATAATCAATATAATCATAAACAAGTTGTGCAACGGTTTCTCTAAAATTAGACTCTCTAAGTTTAGTTTTAAGATAAGCTTCAATTGCCATTCTTTTTTTATGAGTACTAGATTCTAAATTGTAACCTTCCCATTTTAACCAATCGTCATTAGGAAACAAAGCATCCATATAGTTAGCATGTAGGTTATCTCGTATCTGTGTTAGCTTAGGAAGTGTTGTTTTATTCTTCCAAGGAAGTTTAGAGTTAGTAGTTTTAGTA